AGATGATCACAGCATCGATCGCAAATCTCCAATCAAAGGGTGCAGTGCTCTATATGTGCAGCCCTGGAGGTAACAATTTGCCCACACTAATACGGGCATTTTCTGGAGGCGGTTTTGATTTCAAACATTCGCTGGTTTGGGTGAAGTCTTCGTTCGTTTTCGGTCGATGTGATTATCACTACAAGCACGAGATGATTTTGTATGGGTGGAGCGGATCTCACCAGTGGGCAGGGCCAAGAGATCTGTCCACTGTGTTTGAATTCCCAAGGGGGGACAGAAAGATCGCGCACCCAACGTCAAAACCCGTCGGGCTGGTGGTCGGGACCGCGAAAAACCATCCGTTCAAAATCATGGCGGATCCCTTTTGTGGCTCAGGGACCACACTGATCGCAGCAGAGCAGCTCAAGCGAATATGCTATGGAATCGAGATCTCGCCCACGTATTGTGATGTCATCCTGACTCGATGGGAGCAATTCACCGGGCGGAAAGCAGTGCAGCTTGATGGCTAGTCGCAGAGCCACCAAGAAGGCCCCCGCCAAGAAAGCCCCCAGAAGGAAGGCTGCCACCAAGAAGGCCCCCAAAAAGCCAGGCCGGAAAAAGACGCCGATCGACCCAGCACAGGTGGAGAAGCTGGCATCACAGGGGCTCACAAAGGCCCAGATCGCATCCATAATCGGGCTGAGCGAGTCTCACTGGTATGCCAGAGAGGCGAAAGCGCCAGAGATTACGGAGGCATATAAAAGGGGCAAGTCTCGAGGGGTGCTCTTGATCTCTAACGCCCTGTTTGAGGCTGCTCGATCTGGGAACATCACAGCGCAGATCTTCTATTTGAAGTCGCGAGGAGGCTGGCGAGAGAACATCAGGCTCGAGCATGCAGGAGTAGATGATGCCCCTATCAAGATCTCAGACCCGAGAGCGTCTCTCATGGATCGAATGGCTCGCATTGCAGAGCGATTTGGACAAGGCCAAGATGATGAGGGCTCTGAGTGATGAGGATGTTGAGGAGCTGCTGTACGCCTGGCGCTTCTGGGCTCGACCCAAGCAGCTGGCACCTCCAGGCGATTGGCGCACCTGGCTGATTCTCGCAGGCCGAGGATTCGGCAAGACTCGATCGGGCGCTGAGTGGATTCGGGAGCGCATCGAGCAGGGCGCAAGACGCATTGCGCTGGTGGGTCGTACTGCGGGCGATGTCCGAGAGGTGATGATCGAGGGGCCATCGGGCATCATGAATGTCTGCCCCCCCGATGAGCGCCCCCGATACGAACCCAGCAAGCGCAGGATCACTTTCAAGTGTGGGGCCGTGGCGAGCACCTACAGCGCAGACGAGCCCGATCTGCTGCGTGGCCCAGAGCATGACACTGCCTGGGCTGATGAGCTGGCAGCCTGGAAGCGCCCAGACGCCTGGGATCAGCTGCAACTTGGCCTGCGATACGGGTCAGACCCCCGCTGCTGCGTGACCACCACCCCGAGGCCCACCCGGGTCATCCGCAATCTGATTGCCCACCCGCTGACACAGGTGGTGAGGGGCAGCACCCACGAGAATGCTGGCAATCTGCCGCAGGCTTGGCTCCAGCAGATCCTCGAGAGGTATGAGGGCACCACGATTGGACGGCAGGAGCTGGAGGCTGAGGTGCTCGATGAGAGCCCAGGAGCGCTCTGGCAGCGCACAGAGGGCATCGAGCAGCACAGGCTCAGCAGCATCGAGATCGAGCAGATGACGCGCATCGTGGTGGCCATCGACCCAGCAGTCACCAGCAATGAGGGCTCTGATGACACAGGCATCATCGTGGCTGGCCGGGACGCCAGGGGGCACGGGTACATCCTCGAGGATCTCACATGCCACGAGAGCCCCAGGCGATGGGCTCAGATCGCAGCGCAGGCATACGATCGATGGCAGGCCGATCGCATCATCGGGGAGGCCAACAACGGGGGCGATATGATCGAGGAGGTGATCAGGACAGTGGCCCCCCAGGTCAGCTACACCAAGGTTCACGCCAGCAGGGGCAAGGCTGCGAGAGCTGAGCCGATCGCCAGCCTGGCAGAGCAGGGCAAGGTCCACCACGTTGGCCACCTGGGGGCGCTCGAGGATGAGCTGTGCAACTGGGTGCCCAACAGTGGCCAGCGCTCGCCCAACAGGCTGGATGCGCTGGTGTGGGCTCTGACAGAGCTGCTCCTCGATGGGGGGGCATCTGCTCCGATCCTGATGGACACCTCACCCCTTGCCACCGAGGCGTGGCAGATCATCTGAGACCGAAAAGCACCCGAAAAGCACCCGAAAAGTACCGATCAGATCTGCCACGGTTGCGTGGCAGCGCCCCCCGCTGGCACGCCTGGGGAGGTGTCGATCGCTGCCCTCAATCGCCAGGAGAATCGACGGGAGCGCAGGCACAGACCACTGCGTGAGAAGCTGCTGCAATTCCTTTTGCGCCTCGGCAGGCGTGAGGCCAGGTCAGCCATCGAGGCGATGGTATCGGCACCACCCCCCGAGCTGCGCCAGGCTGCCGAGGAGCTCCGGGCCGAGGCCATCTCAAAGGCGCTGATCACCAAGGCTGATGGGGATCACGCAGAGCTGCGGGAGCTGCTGCGTCTTTTCGGGCTCAGGCAAATCGCGGCAGGCGCTCGCAGGGCTGCGGGTGCTGAGGTGTTCGCGCCTCAACTCCTGACCGAGGCATCGGCAGCAAAGCCCACCAAGATCCAGTGGTTTTGGGAGTGGGACGGCCAGCTTGATGCGCGGGTGACTGACATTCTCGAGACCACTAAAAACGAGGTGCGAGCATCGGTCAGGACGATCATCACCGAGGCGATGGGTGAGCGCCCCCGGCCATCCATGCAGGAGGTGTCGAGGCGCATCAGGAGGCAGATTCACGCTCGAGATCCCAAGCAGAGGATCCACACCTTCTCACCAGAGCGAGCGGAGATCATCGCCAGGACAGAGCTGGCCCAGGCTGAAAATACCGGCATCGTGGCGGGCTACGCAGCCACAGGTGTCAAGAAGGTCAAGTGGGTGGCATTCAATGATGGGCGATCGGGCGATCGACATCACGAGCGGATGAACAAACACAGGGCGATCAAGCTGGGTGATGACGTGTTCACCTTGCCCGGCGGGGCCACGCTCCGCTATCCGGGAGACCCGATGGGGCCGATCGGAGAAACTATCAACTGCCGCTGCACGGTTGTGCCAGTGGTTCCAAAGCGCAGGAGGCGTTGACATCATGGGACGCAGACCCACCCCGCTGCTGGCCGAGGCCGGCAGCACCGGACTCAATCAATATCGCGGGTACATCCACGAGGAGTGGCACCCCAAGCTCCAGGGGCAGCGGGCGATCGATACCTATCGCGAGATGTCCGATAACTGCGCTGTGGTTGGGGCCATGCTCTACGCGATCGAGATGCTGGTGCGCCAGGTCGATTGGCGTGATGACGCAGCAGACAGCAGCCCAGAGGCTGGGCTGGTGGCACAGAAGATCACCCAGATGCGCGGTGACATGGAGAGCAACTGGACCGAGGTCATCAGCGAGATCCTGTCTATGCTCACCTATGGCTGGAGCCTGCTGGCTGACAGCTACAAAATCCGGCGGGGGCCAGGCGCTCAAGAGCTGGAGATGCGATCGAAATACGACGATGGCTGGATCGGGTGGCGTGATCTGAGCCTGCGATCTCAGGACACCCTCGATCATTGGGAGATCACGCCAAAGGGCAAGACAGAGGGCATGTGGCAGCGTGCAGCCCCCCGCTATCGTCTCGAGTACATCCCCCGCGATCGGTCGATGCTATTTCGGCTCCAGTCGCACAAGGACAATCCGCAAGGGCGATCGCTGCTCAGGACAGCATACAGAAGCTGGCACTTCCTGAAGAGGGTGCAGGAGCTGGAGGCGATCGGATTCGAGCGTGATGCCGCTGGGATGGTGGTCATCAAGGTGCCTGTTGAGATCATGCACCCCAACGCAGACGCAGGTCAGAAGGCCATCAGGACAGCGATGGAGGATGCAGCCAGGAACATCAAAAGGAACAGCCTGGAGGGTGTGGTGTTCCCTGCTGCTACCACCCGCGATGGCAAGTCTACAGGCTACGATCTCCAGCTTCTGAGCAGCGGGGGCAGTCGGCAATTCAACAGCTCCGAGATCATCCAACGCTACGAGAAGCGGATCTTGACCACTGCGCTGGCCGACGTGCTCCTGCTGGGTCAGGACAGTCATGGGAGTTACTCGCTGGTCAGCTCTCGGACCACCACCCTGGCAATGAGCATCAAGGCGATCCTGGCCTCGGTGGTGGCCCCGTTCAATCGCCTGGGCTATCCCAGGATCCTGGACCTGAATGGCATCCCGCCAGAGCTGAGCCCCACCCTGGCCCATGGTGACATCGAGTCACCAGACTTTGGCGAGTTTGCAACTGCCATTGCAACGCTGGCAGGCGCTGGGCTGGTGGTGTCTGATGATGATCTCGAGGATGAGATCAGAAGGCGGGGCCAGCTTCCTGTGCTCGAGCGCCCACAGCTCAAGGCTGAGCTGGTGGAGCCTGAGCCCGAGACCTAACGCTTGAGGACGGCCGGGGGGGCGAGTTTCTCGGCACCGACCACCGCTTTGCCGTTTCGCTGCGCCCAGCGCTCGAGGCGCTGCCGAAATGCGATCTGCTGGGCCAGGTGCAGCGCTCTGCTGCCCAGGCAGTCCACCAGCGCCTGGGCCTCGCCCAGGATGGTCCCGAGGTGTGCAGCCTGTGCTGACTCCATGTCACCAGCCAGATACGCCTGGCGCTCGAGCTGCTGCTCCAGGCGCGTGAGAGCATGGCCCAGCTGCTGGAGTGCAAGCTGGCGCTCACGCTCGATGATGGCGATCGATCGTCTCCGATTGTCGATCGCCCGCTTTGCGTCATCTGTCACAGCCTATCCCTCCACAATGCCCAGATCTGCCAGATGCCAGCGCAGATCACTGAGCCCATCCCTGCAATGAACATGACGCCACCCACCGTTTGAAAAGCCTCGATCACGCCTGCCCAGGATGGAAACGCCACGCTGCTTCGACTGTCACGCCTGGGCTGATAACGCCACCGATGTCCTTCTCCTCGACGATCACCAGCGCATCATCAGCGGGCAGCTCAGCCCTCCAGACTCTGCGCCCCCCGTCTTTTCGTCCCTGCTTGGACCTGATGACCAAGCCAGCGAATCGCGAAAACGCGATCCGATCGCCAACGCTGACAGCCAGCACCAGCCTGCTGCCGTCCTTCAGTGATCGGCCAGCACCAAGAGCGATCACTGTCCCAAAATTATTGGGGCTGGGCTTGCTCTGATCCACGAGCACAAGCCCCCCCCGATGCTTGGGTGTCGGATCTCTGAGCACAAGCACTCGGTCAGCAATCGGACGACAGCTCAGGGCCATCTGCCTGAGATCCTCACCATCCCACAGCCCCCCAGGGATGTGCTCAGCCATGGTCTGCCAGTCGATCACGATGCCCTCGGCCTGCCAGGTCCACGCCTCTTGGGGGCATCCTCGCTCGATGCCATGGGCTTGGCCTTGGTCTTGGCCTTGAGGCTTACCCGGAAACCCACCCGTATCTGCTGGCGCCTAACCGGGCCCCCTGCCCTCTTGGGGGGCAGCACCCGCCACACGGCGGTCTCGCCCTCGCATGGGGCCCTCTGGGTGCGCTCGATCTGCTTGAGCTTTTCGCGGTGCTCACCATCGGTGAGCTGCTCAGCATTCGTGGTCAACTCAAATTGCAGGTCAGCCATGTGATATTTCATCAAGTACCTCGATCATTTTTTGGGCGTGACCTGACTCGAGGCCATGCCAGTTGGAGATCAGCGACAGGGCCAGCCTGAGCGCATCGTGGTCATCCTCGCCATCGATCGGGAGCCTGATGCCCCCCTGCTCGATGATCGCAGCGGCAAGAAGCTGATCGGTCTCATCAGTGCTCAGATCGTAAAACTGAGCAAATCCTCTGACTCGGTGGAGCACCGGGGCAGGCCGCCTGCCCATCTCATAGTCTGAGATCAGCGTCCGACTGATGCCGAGGTGCAGGGCTACAGCATCCTGACTCGCCCCCACCCGATGCCGGGCCTGGCTGAGCAGCTCACAGAATCGCATCGGTCATCACTGCCACCGCCACGCAGAGGCGTCAAGGTTTCGGGACGCCACGTTGGCGTGGCATTACCTGAGCATGTCAATTCTCCCGTGATGCCGTATCGCTCAATCAGCGATCTGCCTGACACGGTGCAGGAGGCATTGCCCCCAGAAGCCTCTGAGCTTTTCCTGCGCGTCATCAATCGAGCACTCAAGGACTCGGGCGATGATCAAAAGGCTTTTCGGGTGGCATGGGCGGCACTCCGTAACGCTGGCTGGAGACCTGGCGATGATGGCAGCTGGGTGCGCAAGGGCTGGCAGGTCAGCGCACAGCTCGAAAAGACAGAGCGCCGAGATGATGGCCTGCTGTGCTTTGGCTGGGCCAGCGTGGCAGTCAATGACGCTGGCGATCTGGTGATCGATCATCAGGGTGACATCATCGAGCCCTCAGAGCTTGAGAGTGCCGTCTACAAATACAACGAGACCCACCGAGCAAGCACCGATCATCACTCCCGATCGCTGGATGCTGAGCTGGTGGAGTCTGTGTATATCGACACTGAGAAGCGGGTGGCAATGGGGCTCGAGCCCGAGGGCCGGACTGGCTGGTGGTGTGGCTTTAGGGTGCACGATGGCACCACAGCCAAGGGTGTCGAGGATGGCAGCATCAGGCAGTTTTCAATCGGCGGCAGTTTTGAGCGTGGCGAGATGATCGATGGAGCCCGAAAACTGCACGGCCTCAGCGTCGACGAGATCGCCTTTTGCCAGCAGGGTGCTGGGCTTGGTGTCGATTTGGCGCTGCACAAAAACAGACAGGAGATCGAAAAGATGACACTGGAAGAAGTGCTCGAGGGCCTCGGTGATGAGGCGAGAGCTGTGATCGAGGCTGCGCTGGCTGAGGCCGCCAAGGACCGGGCCGCTGAGGAGCTGGAGGCTGCTGCTGAGGAGCCTGCCGAGGAGACCGAGCCCACCGATGAGGAGCTGATGAAGTCTCTCCCCGCTGGCTTTGCCAAGCGCCTCGAGGCTGAGCGCCAGGAGCGCCAGGCGATGGTCAAGCAGCTTGCCGAGATCAAGGAGACGCAGACCGTTGATCGGTTTGCGCGACTGGCCAAGAGCATGAGCAATCTGCCCATGGTGACAGGAGATCTGGCCAGGACGCTGAGGGCCTGCGATCAGCAGCTCGATGACGTGACCCATGCGGCACTCACCGGCATGCTCGATCGGGTACAGAAAGCGCTGGGTCAGACCTTTGAGGCTGCTGGCACTCAGACTGTGAGCGCCGATGATCGGGCGATCGATCGCCTGAATGCGGCAGCTCGAGACATCGCCACCCGTGACGGCCTGGGCATTGCCAAGGCTTTCGAGGCGGCATGCCGCCAGCATCCCGATCTCTATCGCGAGCACCGCGAGGATCAAAACTAGCAATCGCGATCAGCGATAGGAGACAAGAACATGGCATATCAAGGTGACGGAATTGACTGGGGAAACGCGACTGCGGGGGCGGATCTGAGCAGCAGTCAGTATCTGGCGGTGCAGGTGGCAGCAGACGGAGACATTGAGGTCTCGGCTACTGATGGAGCTGCGATCGGCATCCTCCAGAACGAGCCCACTGAGAATCAGGTTGCCGCTGTCCGGGTGGTCGGCATCAGCAAGGCTGTGGCAGGAGCGCACCCGATCGCGCCGCTGGCCCTCGTGGCTGCCGGCACAGCCGGCAAGATCGAGCCCGCCACCACCGGCCAAGAGGTGCTCGGGATAGCCCTCACAGCAACCGGCGCGATCAATGACGTGATCACCATCTTGGTGCTTCCGACTCAGCGCACGGTCTAGACAGAGACAGAGACAGAGAGAGGATCTGACAGATGCCCAATCCAACAGTCAGTGATGTCCGACAGGACTCCGCACTCAACAACCTGGCAATCGCGTACCTGCCCGATGCCACCACCCACTTTGCTCGTGAGGTTTTCGCCTCGGTCGATGTGTCGAAGAAATCCGGCAAATACGGGATCTTCGATCGTGGTGACTTCTTGCGTAACGATGCCCAGCGTCGAGCGCCTGGCACCCCCGCTGCTCGCGGCGGATTCAACACCAGCTTTGGGACCTACTCTGCCGAGGAGTGGGCGTATGAGTACGTGCAGCCTGATGAGGTCCGCGAAAATTGGGACCTTGCGCTGGATGCCGATCGAGCTGGTGTCGCGCATGTCATGGAGAAGCTGCTCATCGCTCAGGATGCTGAGTTTGCGAGCACCTACCTGACCACGGGTGTATGGGATACCGATCTGACCCCATCGACGAAATGGGAT